GCGGAGGCGGCAGACTGATGTGTTGCCCCTGGCCTTCATCGCGTTGCTCGAGGTGCATGGCCCGGACGGGCAGACGGCATACGTCAACGAACACGAGATCAGCACGCTGAGAGAGCCGGCAGCGCACGACCTGCGGCACTTCGCCCGCGGCACACACTGCATTGTCGTGACGACCAACGGGAAGTTCGTGGCGACGGTCGAGACGTGCGCGACGCTGCGGCAGCGGCTGACATACCCATAAGGAGCACAGCATGAGCGAGACGGAGCCGCAGGCCCTGCTGCCGCCGCTGATGGGCGCGCACATTGGTGCCGGCCAGTCTGGTGCGGACAACGCCGGCGACTGGGAAGCGTTTACGGACTCGCATGCGAATGCGCTGTACGTGGACGACATCTGGGCGCCGGACACAGCGACCGCCATGTATGTAGCCCAGGCCAACATTGCGGCGTGGCATGGCGTCGCCAACAACCTGGTCGTGTGCGTGCCGCTCACAACGTATGACGGGATGCGCCTGGCGGATGCTGCCACTGGTGCGATGGATGATGTCTGGGACACAATCGGTGAGGCGCTCGTGGCCGCCGAGTTCCCGCACGCGGTGTGCGTCATCGGCAAGATGTGGAATGAGGAAAGATTCGCGTGGCACGTCAAGCGCGGCTCCGAGCGGGCGTATCAGATCGCCTGGCGGCGTGCGGCGCAGCGCATCAAGGCCAAGTGCGACACGCTGACGTGCGACTGGGTCTCGAGCACGCGCAATCAGTCCAACGCGGTCACCGACCTGGTGTTTCCCGGCCGTGACCTGGTCGATCGCATCGGCCTCGCCGTGTATCCACAGACCTGGATGCTCGAGGACCCCGAGCCGTGGGACGGCACGCAAGGCCCGCGCGTCTGGGCCGCCACGCTGCTCAACAGCCCGTATGGGCTTAATTGGGCACGCAGCTACGCCAACAAATACAACAAGCGGCTGAGCATTCCCGAGTGGAGCGTGGGAAACCGCGCCGACGGCTACGGCATGGGTCAGGACAATCCGCGCATCCTCGACAACATCATGGCGTGGTGCGGCGCCAACAACGTGGAGTATGCGTGCTACTGGGACGTTGATTACGACGAGTATGCCGGCAAGATCAGTGACGGCCAAAGGCCAGAGCAAGCAGCGAAGTATCTGCAATGGCTCGGCGTCGAGAACACGCAGCCCATACCGCCCGATCCGGTCGAGCCACCCGATCCAGCGCCAGCAACCGACATTCATCGTGGCGGCTACACAGGCGCGGGCAGCACGGGCGTCGATCAGTACAACGAGGGCTGGCGACACCATGTAACGCCGGTATTCGAAATCGCGATGGCTGCCCCACCGTTTTACAACCAGACTGGCGGCGGGGCGCTCAACGACATCGTCGGCAATGCCGGATGGAACATCGCGAGTTGGGCCTCTGCCGGACTGAAGCACATATGCTGGTCAGTGCCGCTGGCAACGACCGACGGCCCTGACCTCGATGCGTGTAATCGTGGCGACATGGACTGGGTATGGCGTGATCAGGCGAACATCCTGATCGACAACGGCTATGCCGATGCATACGTCAGGCCCGGCTGGGAATGGAACGGCGAATGGTGGTTCCCCTGGTACGCCGGCGCTGGGCGAGAGGCACTTTACGCCAGCGTGTTCCGTCGTTGCGTGGATCAGATGCGCAGCGTCGGCCGTGGGCAGGCGTTCCGTTTCGACTGGTCGCCGAATGTCGGGCAGAACGTCACGATGGACTACAACGCTGCGTATCCAGGCGACGACCACTGCGACATAATCGGCATGGATTTCTACATGGGCGCCGGATACATCGGCGAGAGTTGGGATGGCAGCGCGGCACAGATTGATCGCATCTGGGCTAAGCACGCCAGCAACGATGTGTTTTTCCTCGGCTGGCAGTACGAGTTTGCGAAGGCCCACGGGAAGCACATGGCCTTCGGTGAGTGGGCCATGGGCACGTGTGGCACGGGCGGACTGGGGCCCGACAACCCGGAGCTGATGCAGAAGTTCCTAGCGTGGATCAACGAGAAGAACGCCAGCGACGGCCCGCACGTGCTGTATCAGGCGTATTACAGCGAGGACAATGGCTGGTGGCAGACCGAGATCCACCACGGCAGCCGCCCGCAGCAAACGGCAGTGCTGCGCGATTGGATCGGTGGATGAGCCGCGGTGCTGACTGACGCCCTGACCTGGCGTTGCGTGTGTGGTGCGCGGCCGTGGCTGCATTACGAGCATTGCGCTGTGTGCGGCGCTGCGAAGCCACCGCCACCAGCACCGCCTACACCAACCGACAAGCCGATCACCGAACCGCCCGCAGACAGGAGCGCACCATGAGCGATAAGCCAGAGCACCCGCACGGCACGCCGCCGGGGCAAGACCCGGACTTCGTGCCACCAGGGCAGGGTGGCGAACCGCCTGGGCAGGAGAAGCCGAAGCCGCCGGAGCCAGAGCCGAAGCAGTGAACGCGGTCGAGCAACTGCTGAGCGACGCCTGCGACGTGATTGACGAGGGCGTGCATGGCAACGTTGAGACGCGGGCCGAGTTGGTCGAGCTGCTGAACGCCGGCCAGCGTCCGTCGTGCGTGCGGGTGATCCTGCCTGGAACGACCGTGATGATCGTCGTCAGTAAGGTCTAGTGCTTGTGCTCCAGTAGCTTGCGCACGCCGCCGACATGCAGCGCCAGCATGGCCTCGTGCAGCAGCTCGGTCTGGCCGTCGCGGTCGATGTGCGACGCCACCCAGTCCGCCACCAGGCGGGTCAGCACCGCGCCGACGATCGGTTGAGTGTGGTCGCCTAGCAGGTCGCGGCATGCGAATACCAGCCGCCTGGCTGTCGCCTCATCGTCACTCATGGATGCCTCCGCATAATGCCGTCTGACGCATACCGCACCGCCTGGCAGCCGCAACCTGGCCCGCAGTCGTCCTTTGTGACGTGCCCGGTGTTCGAGATCATGTTCGGTGGTGCAAGAGGCGGGGGCAAGACCGACGCGGTGCTGGGCGAGTGGGCGCTGCACTCGGCTGAGTACGGCGCCGATGCCATCGGGCTGATGGTGCGCCGCACCCGCACCGAACTGGACGAGACATTCGAGCGTGCCCGCAGCATTTACGCCAAGATCGGCGCGCACGTGACCTACAATCCGCGCCGGATCACCATGAGCAACGGCGCCCGTATCACCTACGCCTACCTCGAGCGCGACGCTGATGCCGAGGTCTACCAAGGGGCGTCGTACACAAGGGTGTATGTCGAGGAAGTGGGCAATTTCCCGTCGCCAGCGCCGATCATGAAGCTGATGGCGACGTTGCGCTCGGGTTCTGGCGTGCCGGTCGGCATCAGGCTGACAGGCAACCCGGGCGGTAGCGGGCACCAATGGGTGCGTTCGCGCTACATCGACGATGCGCCGCAGGGCTGGAAACTGCTGACCGACAAGAACACCGGCCTGCAGCGCATCTACATTCCGAGCCGCGTCAGCGACAACAAATACCTCGGCGAAGACTACGTGCAGCGGCTGAAGGCCAGTGGCTCACCCGAGTTAGTGCGGGCGTGGTTGGAAGGCGACTGGAGCGTCGTTTCTGGCGCGTTTTATCCCGAGTGGAGCATGGACCGGCATGTCATCTCGCCACGGTCGTTGCCGGATCATTGGGCGCGGTTTCGCAGCTTCGACTGGGGCTCGGCGAGGCCGTTCTCGTGCGGCTGGTGGGCGATAAGCGACGGCTCGCTGCCTGACATCGCGCGTGGGGCTCTGGTTCGTTATCGCGAGTGGTACGGCATGAAGCCGGGCGAGCCTAACGTGGGGCTGAAGATGACCGCCGAGGCGGTCGCTGCGGGCATTCGCGAGCGCGAGCGGGACGATCCGCAGCCGATGGTGGGCGTGGCCGATCCGGCGATGTTCGCCGAAGACGGCGGGCCGAGCATTGCGCAGCGGATGATCGGCCAGGGCGTGGTGTTCCGGCCGGCGGACAACAAGAGAGTTCCCCAGCGTGGCGCGATGGGCGGCTGGGATCAACTACGGTCCAGGTTGGTCGGTGACGAAGATGGGCGGCCGATGTTGCTGGTGTTCGCGACGTGCCGCGATCTGATCCGCACCTTGCCGGCGCTGCAGCACGACGATGCGAGGCCCGAGGACGTTGACAGCGAGTCTGAGGACCATTGCGCTGACGAAACCCGGTATGCATGCCTCAGCAGGCCATTCGTGCGTGACGCGGCAAAGCCGGTGGTGAAGGACAGCTGGGCCGATGCGTTCGCGCGGGCGGCGCGTGAGACAGAACCGGCAGGGTGGAGGATTTCGTGAGCGACTCCCTCGCCATCGCCACAGATCGCGCCAATGACTGGCCGACGGCGGTTCACGACCTCAACCAGAACGGCACGGCGTATCCACGCAATGCCGACGAGATGCATGCGCGCCTCGTGCGCTGGTTCGAGGAAAGCGAGCAGGCGTGCAGCGATGGGCGCAGGCTCGCCGAGCGTGATCGAAGTTACGTCAATGGAGACCAGTGGACCAGCGAGGAACGCAAGGCGCTGAAGGAGCGCGGCCAGCCGGAAATCAGCATCAACTACTGTCGCCGGAAGCTCGACCTGCTGTGCGGCCACGAGCGCAAGGCGCGCACCGATCCGAAGGCGTTTCCCAGGACACCGGTCGAGGAGGACCGCGCTGACGCGGCGACCCAGGCGCTGCGCTACATCGCCGATGACAACGACTTTGCGGTGTTGCGGTCGCAGGTGTTCGAGGAGATGCTGGTCGAGGGGCTGGGCGGCGTCGAGGTCAGTCTGGAGGACGACGGGCAGGGCGGCGCCAACATCCGGCTGCATCACGTCCGCTGCGATCGCATCTGGTACGATCCGCATTCCCGTTAGTCCGATTTCCTCGATGCTCGCTACAAAGGCATCGTCATCTGGAT